ATCAAGTGCTTCATTGATAATCTGCTTCAATTCAATACGTTCTTCTGGTGTGAAGATTGTTCTAATCTTCACCGGCATAGGAGCATAACTACTTGGTTTCTTTGATTTACCAGGAAGACTCATACCTTGTGTGTCAACTTTGTCCATACCTATGTTTGTCGTGAAGTCATTATACAATAAAAAACCACCCCTGTCAAGAAGAGGTGGACAGTTTAGGAAGTGGTTTAGGTATCCATCGCACCCACACGAACTAATCGGATGTCCGTCGTACCAAGTTTGATTTTAAACTCATCACCAGGATGTAAATCCATCATGGCAGTATATGCCTTGCCGATCAGCAGACTGCCGTTGCCTTGAACTGTTGCAGTATAAGAAAGCTTGCGATGGCCATCGCAATTGCGATGGGGTCCTAAAGTTGTACCTGCAGAATCCAGAACTGCAGTATAAAAGGCAGTGAAATCAACCCGGTCACTGCCGTCTCTCATTTTGGAGACATATCCACAAGCAATAGCAATCTCAGTTTTACTTAAATGATCAAGCTCTTTGACTTTAGCAATCAGTTCTGATCCAATAAGTCGTTTTGATTGTGCGGATGGTTTCTTTTTGAAAAAATTAAACATTTGTTTATTTTACCTGTGTGCATCATACAATAAAAAACCACCCCTGTCAAGGAGTGGTGTGACGGTTTAGGAAGTCTCAGTCATTGCGATAATCTCAGTTTGCGTTCTGGTGACGGACTGTGTGTATATGGATCATCATAAGGAAAGATGTATTCTCGATACCAACCGATACTCAAATTTTCCCAAAACTCACCATAACCCCACTCATCACCGTCATTAAAACAATCAAGAATGTGATAGATGTTGAGGAATCCATCAAGGAAGTCTTCCCATTTAGTGGTTTTCATAAAAAAAGGGAGTGCCGTCGCACTCCCAGTATAACATCTAGATGTTTATATGTCTATATGAACGATCAGAAGCTGTACTTAAGACCAAGCTTACCACCGACGTTCAGGTCATCGAAGTCCTGATCAGCAGTCAACATGGAAAGTTCGCCATATGCACCGAGTGATTCGGTCAGGGCAACGGAAGCACCAACTTTACCGGAGATTTCGGTCTCAGACTCTTCACCGTCAACGGCAACGATAGCAGGACCGCCTTGAACGTACCAACCGGCGTTCTCACCGATAGCACCTTCATAGCCAATATGAAGATCGGTTACAGCACCAGAGTAGTCATCACCGACCCAACCTGCGTTGGTTTCGACGTTGACATAAGGACCTGCAAGGGCAGCACCGGCGGACATGGACAGAGCAGCAGTAGCTGCGAATACAGATTTGAACATTTGTTTACCTCGTTTTTTCTCGTGGAGAATACCCACGGATGGAAAGGGAATCGACAACTCCCTGTTAAATATTACCGTTTGTTACTTTAATTACTGAAAGACAAAGGTGATGTTATTTATTATAACCGATGGTCTCGGTTATGTCAACCCCCTTGTGGGGGCTGTTGTTGTGACGGATTCGATACTCTACCAAGGTAAGGATCGAAGTCCATCAGTTCGTCAATTGTCATTCGAGCTCCAGCATTTGCCCAGAAATTCATCTGTGCTTCGAAGTTTTGTTTATGAAACACATCTACATGTTCTGGATGAATACTAGAACCCAATTCGGTTTTGTATAATAAAAGGGGAAGAGCATAAGCATTACCAGAATTATACAGAAGATCATCTGCAACTGGTCTTGGTCTTACACCATTATCAAGTTTGTACTTGTCACCTCTACAGTGAAGACGAATCATCTTTTCAGCGTGGTGTCTTGTGATAAGGTAACAAGCAGTTGAGAAGTCATTGACAAACCTCTTGTGAACTTTGATGTGGATATCACCAGTTGAAATAATAGCAATCTGGCAAAGGTCCCAATCATAAGGAATCTTACTATAGAAATCCTTCCATGTAAAGTTCCAGAACCGTACAAGGTTTAGATCACAATCATCTTCCATGATGATTGCATAAGGACTATCAGAGGTTTCATACCAATGTTTGATAGCCTTAAGGTGAGATGTCACACAACCCACCTCACCCGATGAAACCATGTCAGGGTATCTTCCCTTCAGAATATCACTTAAGTCGTCTTCACGACCGTCATAGGCAGAGATACGGGTGTAGTCTTTGATCTCCCAGTACTTAAACTGGTCCTCCATAAACTTCCATCTCTCTGGTTGACCATCTAGATTAATACAATAGATCGGACCAATACCATTAAGTTTGTATACTGATTTGTTCTTATCCATTATAAAATCTCCCAGTGACTAGGGTACAGGTCTTGTGTATTTAAGTGTGAATTGTTTGGTCCAAACCATTTAGATGGAGCAATAACTCTACCAGTGTTGGCCAACCAAGCTCCCCACCATGAGAAGGTGGAGTTTGCAATGATGAAGTCACTACACTGTGTCATCATAAACATATCGTGATAAGAACTATTACCATCAGAGATAATAAACCTATCTGGTTTGAAGAGTTCTTGAGCAGATGCCCAGAAGATGTCATCAGAAAATATGATGACTTCTCTATCAGGATCAAACTTCTTCAGTGCTTTCTCATACCAATCAAGAGAAAGGTTATGATGATTACCACTGTTGATTAAAAAATCACCTCTACGAATATGTAAGGCGATGGGATCTTGATCAAAAACCTCCTCTACAATTTCTTTACATTCATCTTGAATTTTCTTCTTGAATGTAAAGTCCTTACGGATATCATCTTCAATGTGTTTGAAGTACTTCTCCGTCTGGAAGAAACCATATAGGTTTCTATTGTCTGGACAGTTATTGAATAGGGTTTCATCGAAATCAAACCTTTGTTCTAGAACCGCTTCCCCATTGATCATACCTCTCTTACAGTGGATTGTAAAGGGTTTGTCCAGTTCAATCTTTAGAATGTTTCCGATACCATCATGGTGTTCATGATTATGTTTAGGTATCATGAAGTCATACCCAAGGTGAGTAGCGATACCCTTGGTAGCAGCATACTGAAACATCTGGTTACCCAGTTGTCCAGCTTTTCCGAGATAATCAAACCCAATCATTTTTCATTTCGTTGAATACTTTTGCAATACCCTGGTCAATTGTAGTCTCTGGAATCCACCATGCATGAATATAATTACTGGCTTCATTCCTCTTGTCAAGTTGAACACTATCTTTTGAAGTACCTGGAGTAATACTAACTGGTCTGTTAATTATATTGAATTGACCAGAGATAATATGTGCAACATCTTTGATTGTATTCCAATGGAATGATGTCAGGTGAAGTTCATCTTCAGGTTTGAAATCAGTATAACATTCCATGATAGTCTCAAGACCTCTACAACAGTCTTCAGCATACAGGAACTGTCTTTCTTCTGTACCGTCAGTCATCATCTCAAACTGACCCTCCTCAAACCCTCTACGAATAAAGTCAGTAATTACATGAGACTTCTCATGGTCTTTCTCAATACCATATACATTCCAGAACTTAACTGTCAATCCTTTGAGTGACTTAGTGTATAGTTCTCCTACAGTTTTAAGAATACCATAGGGTGAGTAACTCATATTTGCCATCTGTGAAGATGCAAAGATAAATCTCTTATGATGCTTCTCTAACAAACCAAATACATTCGCCATCAGACGAGTGTTGTTATTGATAAAGTCAAAGGTATGTTGATACTTCTTCAGGTATCGTGATCCACCCACATCAAATGCAAGAAAGAATACGAAGTCTGATTCTTTTACATAATGTTCAAGAGATAGATTTGGAATCAGAGTTAGATCCTGTTCTGGACCATTAGTGATATCGAAATCAAAAACTTCGTGACCCTTTTTACGAAGATAGTCAGACAGGTATGCACCTATCTGACCACCAGAACCTAGATTAAGAATTTTCATTGATACTTTTTAAGATAACTTTGGACCGAGTAATACTCTATGAGTTCTTCTTTGGTCAGTTTTTGAATCTTATCCCATTCAGACATATTAGAATTCATGTGAGGATTAGAAAACCAAGAGTTCTCACCGCGAGAATGTTCGAGATGGTATATGTAGTTAGATATACGTCCTACACTATAACCTAGTTTTGTGAATCTGTAAAACCTTTCCTTGTCTTCTGGTGCATAGGCTTTAAAGTTTTCATTCTCCATACCACCTTTGATATAAACATCACGGTTGAAGAACTGTACATGTCCATACTGTGCATCGTGAACTTTAGAATGTGATTTCAGATACTCATAGTCTGTTGTCTCTAGAAAATGAGACACAACTTTGTCTGACTGTTCTACTTGGTATTGATAGTTACCAGATGCATAAGGATATACAACATCGTAGATACCATCAAGAATACCTTTGTATGCTAGTTCATATGATTCTAGAGGGAGGATAGCATCACAGTCATAGTTCACAACTATCTCTGTATCTGCTTCCATAATCATTTCATTGAGAACTCTTTGTCTATGAAACAATGGTTCGTCACTCTGTTCAAAGATATGGTTTACATTTACATCCACATCCAAGATACTTTTAAGAATCGGAAGAGCATCTCTTTCGAATACAGATTCACTATCAACTTCTTTGATGATGATATTTGTATTGAAGTTCTCTAAAAGAAATGCTGTTGTAGTAACAACATTTCTCAACCTATCGGAAGATTCAATCCTGATAGGAATAATAAATGTTGCTTGTGATAGGTCAATCATAGTTGTGTTTTGATCCAATCAAGAATGTTTACTTTAGGTTTCCAGGTCAGTTCTGATTTAGCCTTACGAATATCTGCAAGAGTCTCTCTCATCTCACCGGGTTTACCAGATAAGAAAACCTGATCATCAGAGATGGCATCTGCAATATCTTTAATACTCCAGTTCTCACCATACCCAATGTTATAAACTTCACCCCAGTTGTCAAGTTCCATAAAACTAATCAGTGCATTGGCATTGACTACATCAGATACATGAATAAAGTCACGACGTTGTGAACCATCACCAAAGATAGTAATGGGTTGTCCCTCTCTAGTCATCTTCAGAAACTTACTCACTGCAGGAGCATATGTTCCTACATGTCTGGCCCTCTCTCCATACACATTAGTATATCTAAATGCTACAGTTTTCATACCATGGAGACCATGATATGACTTGACGAGTTGTTCACCAGCCAACTTACCAATAGCATAAGGATTGAGAGGATCTTCTCTCATGATTTCAGTGTTGGGAATAGGATTCTTATTACCATAACAAGCAGAAGTAGATGAGTAGATAAACTTCTCTACACCACACTGTCTGGCAGCCTCAAGTACATTGGCTGTACCCATAACCTGTGTTTCCATTGTGTCAAGTGGGAAGTCAATCGATGCCTGAACACTTGCCTTAGCTGCAAGGTGATAGACATAATCAACTCCCTTAAACTTATCAGCAATATGATAAAAATTTCTAATGTCTACAGGGTAGTTTGTTGCACCACTGTTCCAATGATAATCATCGTGACCTTCAGATGATTCATTATCAAGAACGATCACCTTATGACCCATTGATAATAGTTTGTCCACCAAGTGACTACCGATAAACCCGGCACCACCTGTAACAAGGGAAGTTTTCATAGTCTCTCAAAAATCCTATTCTTAAATGATTCCTCTACATTGTATGGTTCAGGGATAATTACCTTAGGTTTGGTATCTCCTAACCACCACGCCACCTCAGCAAACGTTGAGGCATATGTACCCACAATAGTATCACACTTGGATAGAAGCATCAAGTCAATGAACGCATCTACCGTAGACTGAATAGACTTGTTGTGTCCAGACTCAGCCATGTGAGGATGATTAAATTTCTTCTGGTCATGAGTAAGGATTCGATTACCATACTTATTCTCAAAGTGTCTTAATACATCACTGTTGTCACCACAAAGAAAGATCCTTCTGTCTTTGTCGAAAGTATCTATAACACTTTCAAACAGTTCATTACTATGGTACTTGTGTCTGTCACAGTACCATGATCTGATATGTAAACCAACTACCTTTCCCCAATCCTTAGTAAAATCATCAACATAATCTACAATATCTTGTCTAGGTTGTAAGTAACCAAATGCTTTCTTATACTGTTCGACAAAATACTTAGGGGTATCTTCATATAGAAGATCAATATACTTATACTCACCAGTCTTTCTATCCTCACCAGGAAGGATAGGTAATCTCCAGTGATCATAACAAGGATAATATCCAAGTTGTTCTATGTTTGCCAGACTGATATCGTTAAAGATATATGCATCCGCCTCGTTGGTGGTCATACATTGTTTAAATGTTCTATAGATACCTGCATAGTTTTTAATTCTATTTGCAAGTCCAGGTGAACCATCGTGAATACCAATTTCAATCATGCTTCAATTACCTCCCATGAATCAGGGTATAAATCTTCTGTACTAATGTGTTGTAGACCAGGACCGTACCATGGTGTTGGTGCAATCACTCTCTTGGTTGAATTCTGTGATAGGTATGCACCCCACCAACTGAATGTACTATTGGATGTTATAAAGTCTGAACACTTTGAAATCAAACATAGATCAAAGTGAGACTTTTCTACTTTAGTTGTGATGTCATTGAAGTAGAAGTTATTACCTTTGAATACTTCTTGTTCTCTACACAAATCAAGATTGTTTGAACAGATAATATAAGTTCTGTCCTTACCTAACATCTCAATACCACGCTCAAAGTATTCCCATGGTAAGTTACGATGATTGTTATGACTACCGGGATAATCAAAGTGATCGTTATACTCTCTTACACAGATAGAAACGGGGTTTGTACTTAGAATATCACCGTATGTATAATCAACTTCATTGATAATATCATCTTTGAATCTAAAGTCCCACTTCAATAACCGTTGTGCATCTTTAAAATACTTTTCTGTTTGAAAGTATCCACTCAGATGAATGTGATTAGGACACTCATTGAAAAGGTCTTCTGCAAATGTATGAGACTCATGAAGAACACACTCAGGTCCGTCAATAAGACCATAACGGTTACCACAATGAAGCATTTCAAAACATTTACTGAGTTCCTGGTCTTCTGGGATTCTAAAGTCATAACCTTTATTCTTTGCAATACCTACAAGTCCAGCATATTGGAATAGTTGATTACCAATTCTTCCATTATTACCAAGGTTGTTCATTCCAATAGTCATAATTCAATCTCCTTGTTTTGTTCTGCCAGTGTTGTGTCTATAGTATCTCCTACATCTAATGAATAGAAGGTATGCCAACCTCTTGCATTGGCTGCGTACCAGTTATTCAATGCACCTCTTGTCATCTTAATCTTTTCCCAGAACTCTCTTGATTGAATCTGGTAGTGATTGTTTAGTATCTCAGGGTCTTCTGGTCTACCAACAAATGATAAGTTAATGTTAGGTCCACTAGTGAATATCTTATGAATATTAAAAGATTGTACACCAAATCTGGTGTTTGCAATCTGTTTAGGCGCCCAAAGATTAAACCATTCAGGTTCTTCTTGTCCTGCACCAGCACATCTGGATCGATGGGTCATCCATACCCTGTCTCCAAATTCAGCACGACTAGTAAAATTCTTAACCAGACCACCATCAGGGTGATAAAGATGATCGTTACTATTGAACCATACCCAATTGGTTTCAACTGTACCGTACTCTTCGTAGTTCTTTAATACTTCTTTTAAATCTACTGTCTTAGGACTATATAGAAATTCATCTAGATCGATTTGAGCAATCCATTGAGTTTCATTACAAATAGGTAAGAAGAAACGATTGTTTACATCAGTCTGTCTACCAGTATATTTTTCTGTGATATTATTCTGGAAGAGTGTAACAAATCCTTCACGAATGAACGGTTCAAGTATAGGCAAATACTCATCATCACTGAAGTCATTGACCAAGTAGATGTGATCAACACCGTGATGCTTATAATGTAGAACCCACTCCTTAAGATTCCAGCTTTCATTCTTGAAAACAGATGCGATTGACAGGTAATGTTTCATAATGTAATACCGTGTTTCTCTCTACAATACACAAATTCTTTTTGTACATCCTCGTCACTAATCGTGGATGACAACGCATCTTTATTTACCCGCTGAGTAATCATACACTCATTCAAGTAGATACAATCACCATACTTAGACCTTAGTGAGTAGTAGAAATCTACATCTAGTAACATAATTGTTTTCGAATCCCATCGGACATCCATAGGGTTCTTGTATGATATCACAGAAACACCACTCATGGTATTGTTTCCTCTGGCTCGTAACATATTGTCATTCCACCTAGGCATGATGAAAGTATCAAATGTTTTACCATTATCTCTCGTATGATTAGTACCACATACCAACCACATCTTATCAGAATTCATTAATGTGTTATAAGTTTTCTCTAATGCATCATTCGTATAGAAGTAGTCATCCATATACATCATCTTAACAACCTCACCCTTAGCAAGATCCATTCCAAGATTCTTATTAGATGCTACATCACCACGATTCTCTTCGTTTCTAAAATAGATAATATTTAAATCAAAAATGTTATCACAACAGAACTCTTCAATGTCAGTATTGACACTGTGATCTGGAATGATAACTTCTACTTCCTTTAATGTTTGTTGTGAGATGGTTCTAAACATATCAGAAAGGTATCTGACACCCTTACCACCATACTCATAACAAGGAATGACTACTGATACCTTTATTTCCATACCTTGACACCAGCACTGATGCCGTCTTCAACGATTTCGAAGTTGTATCCGTGTTTGGTAATCCACTCTCTAAATGCTTTTCTTTCATGGTGATCATAGTCAGGCTCGTGACCATGCCAATCATCAAAACGGAAGTAGAGTTTATCCCACTCACACTTATCGATGAACTTGAATGCTGATACTGTGGGTTCGTAGATGTCTAGGTCAATATGAATTGCACCAACCTTACCAATACCAAAATCAGATGGTTCTTTCTCTACCATCTCATGGACATCTTCAACAAAGATTTTGATATTAGGTGAGACTGAACACTTTCTCTTAACATCTTCTACAGTTTTGGGGATCCAAGTATACTGTGGGTCACCAATACGAAATGCACCTTCTGCCCAACCAGCATATGATGGTGTTGGTTGTTGTGTGACTTCCAGACCTTTGAAGTGATCGAAACCAAAGACCTTACGGGATGGGTTCTTCTGTCCAATAGGGAGGAGTGTACCACCACTACAGACACCGAACTCTAGAATATCTCCTTCTCCACCAAACTCATCCACATTTTCTGCAAAGGTAATGTGATTGAGAGTGTATGCTGCTGTGTTATTGTCAGTTCTTTTTGGACCTTCAGGAAACACATTGTCTACCTCCACAAAGGAGGGAGCATTATAAACAAATGACATAGTAATAACAAATCTGTAGTATTTATCGGGGGTTGTAACCCTCCACGGTGACACCAGGTGGGAGATTATTGTGGAACCCAAAGGGAATTATGCCTTGGTTCTCAGGGACAGGGGACTCATATGAAAAGTATTTTGCTACCTCTACTGGAGCTATCTTACACCCATTCATCTCATAAAGGTGTTTGTTGTGGACACATATATTACCGTCCTCATTCGTGTTATTACCACCAAACATCTTATAGAAGTCTTTTGCAATGTCTGCAACTCTAAATGGTATCCATTGTGATCGGGGAACTTCTAAAAGTTTCTTTGACCTGAATGAGAATCCACCATTACCTACTCTTTGATGTTCTCCATAGGGAGTGATGTATGCTCTGTCTCTGATTGGCCATGGGGCTCCGATGTAGTCGTATTCAAAAAACTCTTCCCGCCAATTATCAGGATTAATAATGAAAGCATGATCCTGTACAAGGAGGACATAATCAGTATTAATGTGTTTGTGAAGGTGGTAAAGAATGTAGTAATTGTACTCATCAATATTTGTAAGAGGTTTAACTTGTTCCTCTACTAAAATACCATCAACGGCACATTCGTCCTTGTATTTGTTCACGTAGTTGGGGGTGGTAACTAACTTGACCTCCCCAAAGTTTGCTACGTTCTTACAAGTGTGAAGTGCATTGATGGTTTCTTCTATTCGATTTGTATTGTCAATCGCAAAGCATGTAACTCTGGATAGATCAAGCATTTTTAAAATCCTCTACGACTGTTTCAATGTAGTCTATCATATCATCAGTAATGACTGGTGAACACCCCAAGAAGAATACTGTGTTAAGAACCTTATTGGCTTCAGGATACTTCATGGCATCATCAAGATGTGAGTATCCAGGATGAAGAAGAATGTTACCCGCAAAGTAATTACGTGTCTGAACTTTATTCTTCTCAAGATGGGCAACAAGAGAGTGTTTTAGTTTCTTGTTGTCACATACAATAGGAACACCAAACCAACTGGTCTCACTGTCATCACGTTCGTTGACAACACGACAACCATCAATGGTCTCAATGATACTTTGAATACGTTCTTTGTTCTTTCTTCTCAGTCTATGGATGTCATCAAACTTCAGAAGTTGAACTGAACCAACTGCACCTTGCATGTCAAGTGGTTTCAAGTTATAACCCATCTGAGAGAACACATACTTGTGATCAACAATGTCTTCGTAACCATCCAACCAAGTATCAAAACGACGGCCACAGACACCGTTAGAGAGTAGGTTCTGTTGACCTACACAATAACATCCACGACCCCACCAAGCAAAACTACGAGCAAGATCAATAATTGCTTTGTTGTTTGATGACACCATACCACCTTCAATGGTACAGATATGGTGTGCAGGATAGAAAGAACATGATGCAGCAACTGCGTGTTTGGTAAGATAGTTATCTTTGTACTTACTACCTAGACTGTCACAGTTGTCAGCAATGATATGAATATCTTTACTCTTACAAAGTTCTACCAACCTATCCATATCATACGCATTACCTAGAACAGGTGAAGAAAATACTGCACGTGTTCTTTCAGTAATCTTCTCTTCTACCTGATCCATATTCCAGTTCAGGTCATCCCAGTTGATGTCAACAAAGACAGGTTTAAGACCAGCCTGAGCAAGTGGTGCAATGGTTGTTGCAAAACCACAGGAACATACGATGACTTCATCACCATCTTCCCACCCATAGTATTTTTTCAGGGCAGCAATCATTACCAGGTTTGCTGATGAACCAGAGTTCACCATCACCGAATGACCAAACTCAAACCTATTAGAGAATTCTTTCTCAAATTTATTTACTTTCTCGCCAGAAGATAACCACTTACCTTTCATTACGGCATAGATAAGTTCTTGTGCTTCTAGATCATTCCAATATGGTCCAGAGTAATACACATTGTTACCTGGCTTCCAATCCTTGTTAGCCATGAATGGAAACACATTATCATCCATCTCCTTGGCGGATTGAATGAAGTTTTCAATCAATTGATACATGATACTCTCTGTCTTTAGTGATTATAATATGGAGTCTTGAGTCTGTAAAGGTCATACTCCTTTTGACAATCGGGACCACTGAAGAGTTTGCCTTCTCCATCGATGTAATCCCAATCTTTGACGATCATATCGTCACCTCTCCACCAACCGTTAGAAGTTTTATGGTCAAACCAGTACTTGGGTGCAATGACCTTTGGTGTAACATTAGATGTCCATACTGGCCAGAAGGAGAATGTTGATGCCGACATGATGACGTTCCTAGCATTATGTAGAATAGAATAATCAACACCAATATTACCTCCTTTATATTTGAAGAACCCTGTTCCTTGTTCGATGTCTTCTTGTTCCTTAAGTGTAGTTGCACCTACAACCTTGGCCCATGGAATAAACTTGTTTGCATTCTCTGGATCATCAGTCACAACTACAAACTGCATGTTTGGATTGTGTTCCAACATCCTATCACGTGCATTCTCGTAGAACTTTGGTTCTAACCATGATGCGGTAATCAAATACTCACCACCACGGAAGTGAATGACACAAATATCTTCATCAGAATACTCAGTAACATTTACATTATGTGATAACCACTGACGAATATCATCTTTACGGTCATTGATATACTCTAAACACTGAAAGAGTCCATCAATCTTTGAGTTATCAGGAAGATTATTCCACAGACCAGGATCAAAAAAGATACCACTATGACCACACTGTGGAAGAGGATCATTCCTCTCACGAATGTAATGAGTGATACCATTAGGTAATGATTCTGGTGGTTGGCCCTCTCTAGGAGTATGACCACCAACTACTTCTTCACCATAATCAAAGTCTGGCATGAACTTTCTTGCCTTGAATGGAGTACTTTTCTTTACACCCCACTTATATCCATGTCTATGTGCAAGGATTCTAGATACCACCAGGTTCCAGATCTGGTTTCCCAGTCCAGAACCCCTATAAATTTCAGTTACAATCATTTGATCAAATAAGAATACTTCTCTTGGTTGTCAATTAGATACTGTGGGAACCTATCAGTATCAAAGTGAGTAATACAGTATGATGCATTGTCCTGACCCAATGGTGACCGACCGTCTTTCAATCTCTGTTCGAGTTCACCAATCAGTTTTTCATTGTTCAGTTCAGTGTGTGCAGAAGACTTGATTTTCTTCATCACTCTCTCGTACATAGTACACTCTTCATCACTACCAACTGTACTCCAGTGCCAACCACCAGGATAGATTCTTAGATTCTTCTCTTGAGGAAGTTCACGTCTAATGTTAGTCAAAGAATACTTACTTAGTGTGGCAAAGTCACACATCTTAGTACCAATCCAACGTGGACCTTCTTCTTCATAAGAGAAGTCTTGTGTCTGAGAGGTAATAGTACCTGTAGTTTCGAACCAATTCAATGCAGCTTGGTAGTTATCCTGTGCAAAGTTATACACCGTACCAGGTTCATAGAAGTCTTTAATCTGTTCAATGACTTCAGGATTAGGTACTTCATCTAGATCAGACCAGATGATTACATCCTCATCAGAACAATGCTCTTTGAGAACATCGATGATACTATCCTTGTAGAAAGTATCTCTCATAAAAGATTCTTTCTTTACATTATACTTTACACCTTGTGCCTGAAGTTGTTCAGATGTTGGTTCTTCAATCTTAGTGTAAATGATTTTATTTTTGAACTTCTTAAATCTATTATCAGTTTTCTTAAATACAAACCCTTTATCTTCACCAGAGAATGTCTTACCACCTTCACTGAATACGAAGTAATCAACATAAGGATCAAGAAGATTCATGCGAATCTCCAACAGATCTAACTCATAACCAAATAGAAATACATCAAATACTTTCATCAGTCTTTTCCTCAATTTGTGTACAGATCCATTCGTATGTTTTACGAATACCCTCTTCAAGACTTTGAGAGTAATCCCATCCAAGCTTCTCACGAATGACATCATTGTTAGAGTTACGACCACGAACACCTGTAGGTGCATCAAGTTTGTATAGTTTACGTACTACCTTACCAGAAACCTTAGCAGCAGTCTCTACAAGTTGATTGATAGTGACCATCTCTTCAGAACCAATGTTAACTGGTCCGATGAAGTCTGAATCCATCAGTCTTCTAGTTGCTTCAATGCATTCGTCAATGTACAAGAAGGAACGAGTTTGTAAGCCATCTCCCCACACCTCGATGCCTCCACCGACCTCCGGGAGGTAAGCAACTTTACGGCTGATTGCAGCTGGTGCCTTCTCTCTTCCACCGTCCCAGGTTCCTTCAGGTCCGAAGATATTGTGATACCTAGCAACCCGAACAGGGATCCCATGGTTACGATTGTAAGTAAAGTAGAGACGCTCAGAGAATAGTTTCTCCCATCCATATTCTGAGTCTGGTGCTGCTGGGTATGCTGATTCTTCACGACAGTCAGGATTATCAGGGTCTAGTTGGTTATGCTCTGGGTACATACATGCAGAACCAGAGTAGAAGATCTTAGTCTTGTTTACATCCTTATCCAGATTAAGAAGATGTTGCTCTTCAAGTACATTCAGATTGATAGACACTGAGTTGTGCATGATGTCTGCATCGTTCTCACCAGTGAATACAAATCCAGCACCACCCATATCAGCAGCAAACTGATAGATCTCATCAAAGGGTGACAGAAACTTGTCAACAATCTGTGCATAGAAACCACCATTGACACCCGTGGTACGAATACAACGACGAACAAAACTTCTATCCCTCAAGTCACCTTGAATGAATTCGTTTGCTTCAGTGTCAGAATACTCTGGTCTCTTTAGGTCAACACCACGAACCCAGTAACCTTCTGATCGTAGTCTCTTCACCATATGACTACCAATAAACCCACCTGCACCTAGTACCAGTGCAGTTTTCTTAAATTCAGACATACATTTAATTTGTTACTTACTATTTATTTTACCCAAAAATTGTTCTGAAGTCAATATGCTTTACACATCATTTCGACACCAGTATCAATCATAAGGTTTGGAACATGACCATAGGATGAAAGTTTGTCTACATTCATTGTAAAGTTTTTGATCTGTAGATACTTCTGATCCTCAGGCATCTCTGTACTAATCAACTCACTATTACTTCCAACACAGTCCTTTGCAAACTCGATGACTTCTCTGAACGAACGAGATACACCAGTACCAATATTATAGATGTTATTGGTATCAGACTCATCCATCAGAAGTTTCATTGCACTACACACATCTTCGACATGCATATAGTCTTTTACGTAGTTACCTCCGTCATACAATACGATATAGTCATCATTCTTCAAACGACGGATCATATAACCTAGAACATTCTTACCTTGTGATACTGTTGGGTCAATACCAAAGACATTACCAATCCTAAAGATACGATATTTGATACCAAAGGTCTCACAATAAGACATCAGAAGTTGTTCTGCACATCTTTTAGTAATAGAATAGAACCCAGTTGGATTACAACAGTCAGTCTCTTTGGCATCTAGAATATCATTACCGTAAACAAACCCTGAACTTACAAAGTTGATTACCGTATCAGTTCTCTTACAATGTGATAAGAATTCAGTAAAGATTTTTAGATTGACATCAATATCAACCTGTAGATCTTGAAATACATTCTGATTAGTTGTTGTACTGATAAAATACAATACATTCTTGGTATCAAAATGTCTTTGACCACGAGGAATGATTACATTACCAGGGTACATTCGTTCATATGTTGAACCGATGTAACCTGTACCTCCAAATAAAGAAAGGTCAGTCATACTTTTCACACTCACTCATAGTCTTACCTAATTTATCTTTGTCTGAAAGGATTGGTGTTGTAGTTGGCCATTGAATACCAAGGTCTTTATCATTCCATAGAAGAGTTCTATCGTACTCTTTGTAATAATAATCAGTAGTTTTATATGCAATGTGACAGTTGTCTAACATACAGTAAAACCCATGTGCAAACCCAGGAGGAACCCATAACATGACTTCTGGTGAGTACAGATCAATTGAATACGACTCACCAAAGGTCTCTGAGGACTCTCTCAAGTCTACTATGACATCCAGAATCCGTCCAGACATACACCGAACAAGTTTACCTTGTGGTTTCTCTACCTGATAATGCAGTCCTCTGAGGACATTTACTGAAGAGTTAGAGTGATTGTCTTGAACAAACTCAACATCTAACCCAATCTCTTTGAATGATTTAGAGTTGTAAGACTCTAGAAAGAATCCTCTATTATCTTTATACTTATCTGCATGAATAACAAATGCATCCTTGAGGGGGGTATCAGTTCTGTTCATAATAATATTTGATAGTTTTTAAGAGACCTTCATTGATATCGACACTAGTAGTCCAAGGTGTTTCTGTTGTAATCTTATCATTGGATGTCGAATATCTTTGATCATGTCCTGGTCTATCTTTGATGAAATTAATAATCGGTTCTTTATTCATCAGTCCAGCAATACGATGAACAAGTTCAATGTTCTTTAGTTCACACTCACCACCAACATTATAACTTTGACCCACTCTACCCCTTTTAGAAACTTCTACAAGGGCCTTACAATGATCCTCAACATAGATCCAGTCACGAATTTGTAATCCACTACCATACACATCAACTGGACTATCACTCATAAGACTTAAGATAGTTTTGGGTACCATCTTCTCACGATGTTGTCGTGGACCATAGTTATTAGAACAGTTTGTAATAATAGTTGGTAAACCGTATGTGGTGTGGTATGCATTTACAAAATGATCACTTGCTGCCTTAGATGCAGAGTATGGATTCCTTGGTCGGTATCTAGATATCTCATTGAAGGAGCCATATGCGATAGAACCAAACACCTCATCAGTAGAGATATGAATAAATTTACGTACTTCTTGTTCTAATGCACACTGAAGAAGATTGACAGTACCTGTAATATTAGAATTAATAAAGGGTTTACAATCTTTAATTGAATTATCTACATGACTCTCTGCTGCAAGATGAAAGACCTTTGTAATACTTTCATTTTTAAATACATGTCTTACTGATTCCTCATCAGCAATATCAGTTCGATAAAACTTTACATAATCTGGAAGGTTAGTTTCATCTGCGGCATACGAAAGTTTATCTACACATATAACTTCCTCACCAAACTGTTCAAGATAGTGGAGAAGATTGCTTCCAATGAATCCTGCTCCACCTGTTACTAGAATACTCATGATTTTTCATACTTGTTAAGAATTTCTGGTGAGTATTGGTCAAATACTTCTCCCGGAACTAATTCTGTTCTTTTTGCATTCTCCATAGTATAAACTCTATTCCTGAGTTCAGTCGAAGAATACTTATGTCGTCTTAAATGATAATGCAATTCAATATTATTATCGATACAATATTGTTTTCCCGTGAAGTCTCTATCTTTATACTCTTCACTTAAGAATCTAATATCAAGTGTTTGAGTTTTGATAAGATTGATAAGATCATCCTCGGTTTCATACACCAAGATCTCATCAACATACTTACAACCTTGGAGTTGTACATACCTCTCGTACACACTCTGAGTAGGTTTGTTTTTGATACCAGGTCTATCAATAGTAGGATCAACTTGAAGAGCAACTACAAGATAATCACATAGTTCTTTTTCCATCTTCAACATTGTCACATGTCCTGCATGAAACAAGTCAAAGGAACTACAGTTAAAACCAATCTTCATACTAATAATTACAATATCCCTCTATGTATTGTATTAAAAAAGGAGGCCTTTGTCAAGACCTCCTAGTATAGGGTTCATGCCGCGCCACTTGCTCTTTAGAGAAGCAAGAAACTCATATCAGAGTTTACCTTTAGACAATTTTTCAATATTAAGACCGGGAGTCAGTTTTAGAATCCCAATCAACATGTCTAGTTTAGCTTCTACATCACCACTAACCTGTGCAGGAGCAGTTGGTGCAGGGGCAGAACTCTTTTTTTGAACTTCTTCCCCAACCTTTTTGACACCAGCCTCAAGAGCTTTAAGTCTGGTTTCAACTTCCTGATCATACTGAGACATATATGCTCCAGTATCTGATGTTTTTCTACTAGACATAATCGAAATACAAATCTGTTCTATTTATTATTATCTAGAAACTCTATCCCTTACATAACAAGGTACACCATCTGGATCTAACCATTTAGTATATTCAAAGTCTTCCATTGCGGTCAACATTTGCATTTGGTTATCACACAGATACATATCCCTGTAACGTTTACTCCAACTGTCTGCCTTTTGAATTCGATAGTCGGGCATACCATTGATTTCCAATGTACCACACTCAACGTATCGATAAGGAAAATGTTCTAGAAGAACTTTCATCAACCGACTTCCACACTTTCAAGATCTTCTGCAATACAATCGATGAGAATATCATAATCGTCTAGAGGATCACCAGAAAAAGTTACACCATCATTCTCATAAAATTTACGAA